CCTGCGCAGGCGACCCCCGCCGAGCCGGAGCACCTCAAGCCGCTGCGCGGCCTCATGGCCTCCTCCGGCGTCAACGACGCCCAGCTGCAGGACGCCTGCGGCCAGATGGGCTTCTGCACATCCGAGACGCCCGTGGCCGTGTACCCCGCCGACTTCGCGGCGTACCTCGCCGCCTCGTGGCCCGACGTTCTCGCCAAGATCGACGAGCGCAGGCCGTACACCGACAGCATCCCCTTTTAAGAGCAATCCGAGAGATCAGGAGACGATATGACCGAAGCAGATGTCTACGATTGGGACAGCCCTATCGGCAAGGAGGCCGACGAGGGAGGGTTCAACGTCCTGCCGGAGGGAGAGTACCCCTTCGATGTGGTCTCGCTGGAGCGCGGGCGCTACGAGGGCAATCCGGAGAAGGGCACCAAGCCGTGCCCCAAGGCCGTCGTCGGATTGACGGTGCACGGCGGCGAGGACCTGGGCGACGCCAACATCAAGGAGAACGTGTTCCTCAACCGCAAGAACGCGTGGAAGATCAAGTCGCTGTTCGTGTGCCTGGGCCTCGTCGACCCGGGAGCCGAGGAGTTCGTCCCGAACTGGACGGCCATCGTCGGGCGCTCGGGCACGTGCACGCTCAAGCGCCGGCAGTACACCAAGGACGGAGAGACGCGCGACGCGAACGACGTGAGGCGCTTCCTGCCGCCCGCGCCTGCGGCCTCGGCGCAGGCCTCTGCCCCGGCTCCCGCCCCGACTCCCGTCCAGCCGTCGTTCAGCTTCCCGACGGGGGCGTAGGGAGATGGAGCTGAGGCCGTACCAGAAGGCGGCGGTCGAGGCGATCGAGGCGGACTGGCAGGGCGGGGCGCGCAAGGCGCTCCTCGTCCTGCCCACGGGCACGGGCAAGACCATCGTGTTCGCCAACGTCGCCAAGAACCAGGTGGAGCGCGGCCGGCGCGGGCTCGTGCTCGCCCATCGCGGCGAGCTGCTCGACCAGGCCGCCGACAAGATCCGCGCGGCGACGGGCATGGAGTGCTCGGTCGAGAAGGCCGGCAGCACGTGCGTCGGCACGTGGAACTTCGTGACCGTCGGCAGCGTGCAGACGATGATGAGGGAGAGCCGCCTCAAGCGCTTCTCGAGCGACAGGTTCGATTTCATCGTGGTTGACGAGGCGCACCACGCGCTGTCGGACAGCTACCAGGCGGTGCTCTCGCACTTCCCCGACGCCGACGTTCTCGGCGTGACGGCCACGCCCGACCGAGGGGACAGGAGGGACCTGGGCGCGTACTTCGACAGGATATCCTACGAGTACACCATGCCGCAGGCCATCAGGGACGGATACCTATGCCCCATCAAGGCGCAGACGGTGCCGCTCGCCATCGACCTGTCGTCGGTCAAGGTGCAGTCGGGCGACTACTCGGCCGGCGACCTCGGCACGGCCCTCGACCCGTACCTGGGCCGCATCGCCGACGAGATGGTGGCCGCGGGGTGCATGGGGCGCAAGACCGTCGTGTTCCTGCCGCTCGTGGCCACGTCCAAGAAGTTCCGCGGGATCCTCGCGGAGCGCGGCCTGAACGCGATGGAGGTCAACGGCGAGAGCGCCGACCGCTCGGAAACCCTCGCCGCCTTCGACGCCGCGGGCGGCGGGGCGGTGCTGTGCAACTCGATGCTGCTCACCGAGGGGTGGGACTGCCCGAGCGTGGACTGCGTCGTGGTGCTGCGCCCGACCAAGGTGCGCTCGCTGTACTGCCAGATGGTCGGCCGCGGCACGCGCCTGTCGCCGGGGACCGGCAAGGCAGACCTGCTGCTGCTCGACTTCCTGTGGCACGTGGAGCGCCACGAGCTGTGCCGCCCGGCGCACCTGATCGCGGAGAGCGAGGACGTGGCCCGCGCCATGACCGAGCGCCTCGAGGCGGCCGGGTGCCCCGAGGACCTCGGGGAGGCCGAGCGCGCCGCGGCCGAGGACGTCGTGGAGCAGCGCGAGCGTGCGCTCGCCGAGCAGCTCGAGGCGATGCGCAAGCGCAAGCGCAAGCTCGTCAACCCGCTGCAGTTCGAGATGAGCATAGCGGCCGAGGACCTGTCGGGCTACGTCCCGCAGTTCGCCTGGGAGATGGCGCCGGCGAGCGACGCGCAGAAGGCGTCGCTGGAGAAGGCCGGCATCTGCCCCGACGAGGTGGAGTGCTCGGGCAAGGCATCGCTCATCCTCGACAAGCTGTCCAAGCGCCGCGCGGAGGGCCTGGCGACGCCCAAGCAGATACGCCAGCTCGAGCAGCGGGACTTCCGCCGCGTGGGCGAGTGGACCTTCGACGCGGCCACGAGGATGATCAGCCGAATCGCGGCCAACGGGTGGCGCACGCCGTCGTCGGTGGACCCCGCGACCTACGACCCGAGGGGGGCGTGATCGCGTGGCTGCCGAAGGATACGACCTCGCAGCGTGCCTGGCGGCGCTGTCGCCCGAAACGATGGAGTACTCGGACTGGGTGCAGGTCGGCATGGCGCTCAAGCACGAGGGCTACGGCTTCGACGTCTGGGACTCGTGGAGCAGCGGGGACGCAGTGCGCTACAAGGGGAACGGGGCCATGCGGCGCAAGTGGGACGGCTTCGGAGGGTCGGCGACGCCCGTGACGGGCGGCACGATCGTGCAGATGGCCAAGGACGCCGGATGGCGCCCGCCCGCGCCCGAGGGGTCGGACGAGGCGTACGGATGGGACTCCGCGATCACGTGCCGCGAGCGCGTCGTGGACCCTTCGTGGGTCGAGGCGTCGGAGGTCGCCGAGCCGGCCGAGTGGGACCCGGTGTCGCAGGCGGTCCAGTACATAGAGGCGCTGTTCGACGCGGAGGAGAACGTCGGCTACGTCGTCGAGGCGTGGCAGAAGAACGGGCGGTGGATCCCCAGGAACCGCGGCTACTACGACCGCACGGCCGGGCAGCTCGTCGAGGAGCTGTCGCGCAAGGGCAACGTCGAGGAGGTGTTCGGCGACCCCAACCCCGAGGCGGGCGCATGGGTGCATTTCAACCCGCTCGACGGCGCCGGCGTCAAGAACGCCAACGTCACGGAGTTCCGCTACGCGCTCGTGGAATCCGACAACATGAGCCTCGGCAAGCAGCGCGCGATCATGGAAGAGCTGGAGCTGCCCATCGCCGTCATGGTGCACAGCGGGGGCAAGAGCATCCACGCGATCGTGAGGGTGGACGCGCCCGACTACGGCGAGTACCAGAAGCGCGTGGAGTACCTGTACCGCGTGTGCCGCGAGAACGGGCTCGACCTGGACACGCAGAACAAGAACCCGAGCCGCCTTTCGAGGATGCCCGGGTTCGAGCGCGGCGGATCCAAGCAGTTCATAGTCGCGAAGGACGTCGGGAAGGAGTCGTGGGACGAGTGGCGCGAGTGGGTGGAGGAGCAGTCGGACGACCTGCCCGACCCCGAGTCGCTCGCCGGCGTCTGGGACGACCTGCCGGAGCTCTCGCCGCCGCTCATCGACGGCGTGCTGCGCCAGGGCCACAAGATGATGCTCGGCGGCCCCAGCAAGGCCGGCAAGTCCTTCGCGCTCATCGAGATGTGCGTGGCCATAGCCGAGGGCGTTGGGTGGCTCGGCTTCGGCTGCGCGCAGGGCCGCGTGCTCTACGTCAACCTTGAGCTCGACCGGGCGAGCTGCCTGCACCGCTTCCGCGACGTCTACGCCGCCATGGGCGTGGAGCCTGCGAACCTGCGGAACATCGACGTGTGGAACCTGCGCGGCAAGTCCAAGCCCATGGACAAGCTGGCCCCGTCGCTCATACGGCGCGCCCTCAAGACGCGGCCCATCGCCGTGGTGATCGACCCGATCTACAAGGTGATCACCGGCGACGAGAACTCGGCCGACCAGATGGCCGCGTTCTGCAACCAGTTCGACCGCGTGGCCACCGAGCTCGGGTGCGCCGTCGTGTACTGCCACCATCACAGCAAGGGCAGCCAGGGCGGGAAGCGCTCCATGGACCGCGTGAGCGGCTCGGGCGTGTTCGCCCGCGACCCTGACGCGCTGCTGGACATGATCGAGCTCGAGCAGACCGACGCGCTGCGCCAGCAGCAGGAGGACGCCGCGGTGTGCGAGGCGCTCGAGCGCGCCATGGGCGAGCTCGGCCCCACCGGCTGGGAGGACGTCGTTGCCCCCGACGACCGCGTGACGGCCAAGCGCTTCCTGGACGCCGCACGCGCGCTCCTGGGCGGCGATCGCGCCGCCGAGGGGGCGATGCTCGCGGAGGTGGCCGCGGCCCGCAAGGCGGCCGCAGGGCGCACTGCGTGGCGCATCGAGGGCACCCTGCGCGAGTTCCCGCGCTTCGAGCCGCTGAACCTGTGGTTCGACTACCCGGTGCACCGGCCGGACGCCACGGGCGCGCTCGGCGACCTGGAGAGCGAGGGCGAGGCGCCGCCGTGGAAGCGCAACTTCGGCAAGAAGAAGACGCCTGAGGACAGGTCGAAGGAGCGCAAGGCGGCGCTGGACGAGGCGTTCGCGTCGTGCGACGCGGGCGGCAAGGTCACGCTGCGGGACGTCGCCGAGTACATGGGCGTTGCCGAGAAGACCGTCCGCCGGCGGGTCAAGGAGCACGGTGGGTACTGGATCGACGAGGGAGAGATCGGCAGGAAGGGCGATGCGCGATGAAGGGACAGAATCGGAGGGACACGCGTCCCGTCCGGGCGTCCGAAAAGGCGCGCGCCGCCGGTTTTGTCCGTCCGTCGCTTTCGGACAATCTCGGGAAATCGTGTCCCTGTCCCTCTGAGGGACAAACTCGTGAAATACCGACTTTGACCCGAGGGACAGACAAACCTAATTACTACGTAATTAGCAGGGTGTCCCTGTCCCAGGGTCAAGGGGTGAAGGAAGGCGGGCTAAAGCTGCGCCCGCCGTCCTCCCTTCCCCTGTCCTTGACAAAGCGTCGAAAATCAAAATCAATCACTACTCAGGAGGTAACAGTTATGGAATACGGGAGGTTCGTCAGGACGGACATCGAGATGGACGATGGCGGCGTTCGCGCCATCATGCGGTTCGACGCGGAGGCAATCAACGACATCGCGGGCAAGGTGGACGCGGAGGTGTTCGATCTGATCGCAGTCGAGCGCGGCTATCGCAAGCAGGACGTGGACGTGGCGGCGCTGCGGGAGCTGGCCGATAGTCTCGTTCAATGGGTGTGCATCGACGGGACGGCGAATGATGTTCTCAAATACGCAGCCGATAGATTCGTGCCGAACAACGCCATGCCGTACCTGATTCGCAACGGCGCCGTCATGCAGGCCATCATCGCGAGCATCGGCGGCAGTATCCGCAAGGCCATCGACGGTGCGCCGAAGCCTGCGGTGCTGGGAGCCGACGGCAAGCCAATCGAGGTCGGGCAGACGGTCTACGATGAGTCGGGCGGCATATTCCATGTCTGCGCGCTGGCACGCGACGGCATCGAGACCACCTGCGGATATTTGAGTGCAAGCAGCATTTCCCACACCCCGCCCGACACCCAGAAGCGCATCGACTGGGACAAGGGCGAGGAGTTCGAGGGCTATTGGGGATGCGATGGCTGCGACTGCGAGGCGTGCCCGTCCCTCATCGGCAACGAAAAACCCTGCGAGCACTACGGCGTCGCAAACTGCGCCATCGCCCAGGACATGGACATTGCGCGCCGCGAGCAGGAGTTGCACACCCGGACGACGGGAGGCGCGAAGTGAGCTGGCATATAGCATCCGTCTCCTGGGGCAAGGACAGCCTCGCCATGCTTCATCTGCTGATAGATCGCGGCATGCCGCTCGACGAGGTGGTGTTCTACGACACGGGCGCTGAGTTCCGCGCGATCTACGCCGAACGGGACGCGACGCTGCCCCTGCTGAGAGAGCGTGGCATCGCCTACACGGAGCTGCGGCCGAGAGATCCGTTCTTCTACAACATGCTCGTGCGTCCCGTCCGTTCGCGCGCGACAGGCGAAGTACACGCGTACGGCTACGGGTGGTGTGGCGGGGTCTGCCGTTGGGGCACGTCCGAGAAAACCGCTGCGATAGACAAGCACGCCAAGGCGATGGGCGCGACGGTGCAGTACGTGGGGATAGCATCCGACGAGACGGCGCGCCTTGCCAAGAAGCGCTACGACCACATAGCCCATCCCCTCGCTGACTGGGGCATGACCGAGGCCGACTGCTTGGCTGCGTGCTACGAGCGCGGCCACGAATGGAGCGAGGGCGGCATGCGCTTGTACGACGTGCTCGACCGCGTGAGCTGCTGGTGCTGTCGCAACAAGAACCAGCGCGAGCTAAAGGCGATCCACGACCATCTGCCGGATTACTGGCAGCGGCTGCTCGCGCTTGAATCACGGCTCGGCCAGATGAAGCGCAAGCCGCTCGAAGCGATAGGGGGCGAGTAGCCATGAAATGCCCGATGACGTTCGGAAACCCGTGCGCCGATGCCGACGAAGAGTTTCGCGACCGTCTGCGTGCGAAGGTGGTTGAGCCATGATCGAGTTCTTCGAGCCGATGGTGCCGCCGACCGTGACGCACAACGCGCTCGAGATCCACCGTTACGGCAAGGCGTCGAGGATCGGAAAGTCGGCCGAGCTCGTCGAGGCGGAGGCGGCATGGCGCGCGCGATTGGCCCCGCACGCCCCTGAGACGCCCCTCCGGGGCCCGGTCCGCCTGGAGATGCGCATCTGCTGGCCGACGGGCGGGAAGCACCCGCAGGGGGCGCCCCACGCTTCCAAGCCGGACGCCGACAACGTGGAGAAGACCGTGTTCGACGTGATGGCGAAGCTCGGCTACTTCGAGGACGACAGCCGCATCGCGCTGCATACGACGGCGAAGCTGTGGAGCGACCCTGCGGGGATCTACGTGAGGATGGAGGAGATACCGGCGAACGCATAATGGTGATCCTCCACAAGGCATACACAATCGGCCATGACCGAGTTTCGCGAAGATGGCGGGACCCGGTTTGAGGCGGTAATATGATAGAGCGAAGAAAGGAGGAGCCGAAATGCCAGTAGTTCACAACGTCAGCTCGAATTCAAGCGTCTATTACGTTTACGAAAAGGAGCAGAGTTTTTACAAGCTTATCGTGATAACTGAAGATAGAAAAGAAGCTGGAGCGTACTTAGGACTCGACAAGTATGCAGTCGTCCATGCCAACGCAGCAATAGTGACTCAACTTCTTTAGCATCCCTTCAACCGCCCTACAGGGCGGTTTTTGTTCTCAGCCCCAGAGGCCAATCATTTGCCGCCGACGACAATGCCCTCCAGTATCCTTCGATTGATACTCCGTTTCCATTTGAGTTGTTTTTCCGAAAGGTTGCGTTTCCGCCTCGTGTTCATCAGGAAGTCATATTCCTTTTCACCGTACAAAAAGCCTTGGCTACGAGCGTACTCGATGAGATCCTCGTTCGCGTTGGCATAGGGGTCGGCCTTGATGCGCTTTAAGCCATCGAACACGTTTCCGGTGTCTATCTCCATGAACTTGTTCACGCACACGTTGCCAACGTAAGTTTCGTTCCCGTTGAGCGTGTTTCGTATGAAGCAGAATTCCTTGATGTAATGGCCGCACGGGCAATTACCCGATTCCTCGTGCCACTCGAATTTGACAACGATCCATTCCGATTTTGCGTCATCGAAATTGTCAGCTTCCGAAAGAGGCACGATGTGCTCTGCGAGCTGCCGTCTGTTGTGTCCCATGGATCCCTCCTGTGCTCTCATCCCCTCTTGGCGCGCACTCTAACATACGGTAATGAGGTCAGCAATGATTGCTTTCTTACAATACGAAAACATCCCCGGTGACGGCTCCGGCATCATGGGCCCCGCCACGCGACGTGGCGCCCACACCCTCCTCGGCAGGCCCGCGACCGGCATCGGCGCGGGCCTCGCCGCATGAGCGACAGGAGACGACATGGCCAGGAAGCTGAGGATCCCCCGGCTGGTGCCCGACGGAACGCGCTGCAAGGTGGTGACCGAGGCGCAGCCGCGCATGCGCCAGGGCCGCAGGCCCGACGCGGAGCGGCTCGCGTCCGAGCCGTGGCGCGCCGACGGCTACGGCTCGGCCTACCGAAAGGCCCGCCAGCAGGCGATGGAGCGGCAAGGCGGGAGGTGCGCCGCCACCGGCGAGCAGGTGGCCGTGAAGCGAGACGGGACGTGGCGCATCGTGCAGCCGGGGGCCGGCGTCCACCACCGCACGGCGCTGTGCGACGGCGGCTCGGACGACCCGGCGAACCTCGTGCTGCTCTCCGCGTCGGCCCATGCCCGCATCGACGCCGAGCGTCGAAGGGGAGAGGGGTCGCAATAGCTTCCGCTCGCAGATCCCCACCGCGCGCCACCCTGTAAGTTCTGTTTCCGCGAAATTGGACGCCCCGGCGAACGCTAACGAACGCTACCGGGTGACACTGCCGCGACCATGTGCTCCATGGAGAAAACCAAGACATGCCCCGTATGCGGAAACAGGTTCGCGGCCCAGCGCTCGACGGCCGTGTACTGCTCGAGCGCCTGCCGCGCCGCGTCCCACCGGCGCCGCGCCCTCGAGGACGACCTCGGCTACGTCATCCAAGCCGTCAGGATGGCGCCGCCGCACCCCGTCGCGCCGAAGCCGGCGACCGTGGACAACATCGCCGACGCCGTGATGCAGGCGCGCGCCGCTTCGACCTCGCTCAGGCGCTACGCCCTCAACGGGCAACCGGCCGTGCGCGCGATGTGCATGCGCGTGGCTCAGGGCATCGACGACGTGCTCAGGGAGGCGGGGCTGTGAGCCGAGGACGCAAGCCGGAGGCGAGGCTCGCCAAGATGCCCGACCTCGCGCACATCGTCCCGGTGGACGCCGAGACGGGCGAGGCCATCGAGATGCCGCCGATGCTCGCGATGAACCCCTACGCCGAGCAGGCGTGGCACCTCGTCATGGACAACCAGACCCGCTTCCGGCGCCAGGAGCTCCCGCTGATCGAGCAGTACTGCGTCGCCTACGCGATCAGCCGCCAGGCGCTCGACAACATGGCGAACGGCGACGGAACCATCCAGACGAACACCACCACGGCGGCGGGCGACCTGCGCCAGCACCCCGACATCAAGACGTGGGCGCAGGCGGCGAACCAGATGCGCCAGCTGTCGGGCGTGCTGGGCCTCGACACCCTCACGGCCGAGCGCTTGAAGCTGACGCAGGCCGCCACCACCTCGCTCGCGGCGGACATCCCCAAGAAGGTCATGGCCGCCATGAGGGAGATGAGGGCCGGCGATGGCGGCTGACTTCGCGCCTGGCGTCGACAAGGTACGCTGCAGCAAGTCGGGAATATTCATGGCGGACGCCTACGAGGCGTTTTTGACGACGCACGTCCGCCACACCGACAACGAGTTCTTCGGGGCGCCGTTCCGGCTCGAGCCGTGGCAGCGCGACATGTTCTGGAGGCCGCTGTTCGCCCAGGGGCGCATGGTCGGCAAGGGCGACCTCAAGCGGTTCAAGCGGTCGAAGTCCATCGTGGTGTTCGGCGAGCCGCGCGACGGGGGAAAGTCCGACCTCGCGTGCGGGACGCTGCTCACGATCGTGAACATGGAGCCGACGCACGCGGGGGAGTACGGCATCATCGCCGCGAACAAGACCCAGGCCGGAAAGGCTTTCGGAAAGTTGAAGTCGATGATCAGGCAGGATCCCGAGCTTCGCGCGCTCTGGGAGATCCGGAAGGACGCGATCGTCAACAGGGAGACCGGCGCGCAGATGATGGTCATGCCCTACTCTGAGGAGGCCATGCAGTCGTGGCACTTCAACGTCTGCATCCTCGACGAAGCCCACGTCTACCGCGACCGCTCCCTCTACGAGGCGGTGACGTCGGGGCAGGGGCAGATATTCAACGCGCTCACCATCATCATCACGACGGCCGCCAAGGCGCGCAGCGGCTTTCTCTGGGACGTCCTCCCCGAGCTCAGGGACGACCCGCACGCCCACGTCGCGTGGCTCGGCGCGCGCGACGACGAGGACATCGACGACGAGGCGGTTTGGCGTCGCGTGCACCCCATGTCGTGGCACTCCGTCGAGAACGTCAGGAAGGAGCGCCGGAACAAGTCGAGGGCGTCCTTCGAGCGCTACATCCTCAACCGCTTCCCGCTCGAGAAGTCGGCCGACCGCTCCATGAAGATGTCCGACATCCGCGCGTGCCAGCGCCTGGGCAACGGGTTCGACCCTTCCCGCAGGTTCTGCCTCGCGGTGGACGGGGCGACGTCCGGCGACGCGTTCGCGATCGTGGCGCACCAGCTGAACGACGGCGTCGATTGCTGGGCCGAGTGGGTGTTCGACGAGCCGGGAGAGTCGGGGTACTACCCGCTCGGCCAGATCGAGCAGTTGATAGCCGAGCTCTGCCAGCGCTACAAGTGCCCCGTCGGCATCGACCCGGCCCGGCTGCTCCTCATGGCGCAGCACCTGCAGGACGACTACGGCGTGGAGATCTACGAGGTTCCCCAGTCGAACAAGGTCATGTGCCCGGCGTGCGCCCTCGTCGTGCAGACGGTCAGGTCGCATACGTGCGCGCTCGAAGGGTGCCCGAAGTTGGCCGACCACCTGTCGAACTGCCGCGACCTGGAGCGCGAGCCGTTCGGCTCCAGGTTCACCTGCGAGCGGCACGGACGGGGCACCGAGCGCATCGACGCCGCGGTCGCGGCCGCCATGGCGAGGTGGATGACGGCGACGATGCCCGAGTCCCTGTCGTTCGCCGAGACCGGCGGCGTGTGGCGGGTGTGACAGCTGCGCGACCATCGCCTGGTGATGCAAAGGAGGCACATGCGACCCATCAGAGAGGCGCTTGCGGCATGGTGGAACGGCGACGCCCGGACCTCCGTCGACGACATGGCGCGAACATCGCCGCCGGGCGGCGGCTCCTACAGCCAGCTCGGGCTCGTCGACGCGATGCCCGCGCCGGCGCGCATCGACCGCTACGGCGCGCTGCTGTCGAACGATTTCATGGCGTGCGAGACGGTCAAGGCGCGCGCGATGCGCTCGCTTCCGGTGTCCGTGCTCAGGAGGGAGGACAACGGGCGGGTGCCGGCGGAGGGCCATCCGCTGAGCGCCGTGCTGCACCGCCCGAACGCGCTCATGTCCTGGGGCGACCTCGTGGCGTGGGCGGTCATCCGGCGCGACGTCTTCGGCACGGCGTACGTAAAGGCTGTGCGCGACGAGCTCACGGGCGACGTCCGCGAGCTTCGCCCCGTCCTGTCGCACGTGAGCTCGAGCTTCGACCGCGCCACGGGCACGGCGACGTACTCGGCGGCGGGCGACTACTTCAACGACCCGTGGACGTGCCGCGAGGACGACGTGGTGGTCATCAAGACCGACGCGAGCGAGGACGGCGGCAGGACGGGGCGCTCTATCGTGGAGCTGGCGGCCGAGGACATCGGCCTGTCCGTCGACCTCGTCAGGTTCTACCGAACGCTGGTCGAGAACGGCAACCACTTCCCGGGCTGGCTCGAAACGGAGGGCAAGCTCGACGCGGGCGATGTCAAGGCGGTGCGCGAGTCGCTCGACTCGACGCGCGGGCCGGAGAACGCCGGCAGCATCCGCATCTTCGACCGCGGCCTCAAGTACCACGAGGTGGAACTGACGCTCGCGGGCATGGACATCGTCGCCCAGGAGCGCTTCGTCCTCGAGAAGGTCTGCCGCGCGTGCCACGTCGACATGCACCACGTGTACGCCGACGACAAGGCTGCCGCGACCACCGCCACCGGCAGCGAGATCGACTTCGTGAAGAACACCGTGCTGCCCGACGTGACGTCGATCGAGCAGGCGTTCCAGCCCGTGCTCGACCGTGCGGTGTCCCTCGGCGGCTCCGACAGCGGGTTCCGCCTCAAGTTCAACGTCAACGGCCTGCTGCGCGGCGATTTCAAGGCGCGCATGGAGGGATACCGCATCGGCGTGTACGCCGGGATATTCACGCGCGCCTACTGCGCCACGCAGGAGGACATCCCCTGGCTGCCGGGGCAGGACCGCCTGCTGCAGCCGACGGCCTACTACGTGCTCGACGAGGACGGGGTGCCCCAGCTGCCGGAAGCGGCGACCGAGGGCACCTCGGGGCAGTCCGACGGCGTGTCGGGCATCGACGAGAAGGCGGTCGAAGGGGCGCTGCGCAGGCTCGGGCCCGTGATAGACGATGCCGGGAAGCGCATAGAGAAGCGCGCACGCGCCGACGGCGACTGCGCCAGGACCCGCGAGTTCGCGGCGTCGGTCATGGCGCCGGTCGAGCTCGCGGCGGCTCACGCCGGAGCCTACCTCGCGACGGGGAGGCTGGTAGACGAAGCGATCAGGAAGGGAGCGGAAGATGCCCAAGGATAGCAGGCAGTGGTACAGCGTCAAAGACGAGGCCGAATCGGTGGAGATCGCGATCTACGGAGACATCGGCGAGAGCTGGTGGGGCGAGAGCGTGAGCGCGAAGGAGCTGCTCGACGCGATCGCGCAGGCGAAGGGCAAGCCGATCACGCTCTGCATCAACAGCGGCGGCGGCAGCGTGTTCGACGCGTTCGCGATGATGGGCGCGCTGCGCGCCCACGATGCGAAGGTGACCGCCCGCGTTGACGGCGTGGCAGCGTCGGCCGCGTCGTTCCTCCTGGCCGCCGCCGACGAGGTGTCGATGTCGAGCGAGGCGTGGATCATGATCCACGACGCCGCCGGCAGATGCTTCGGCAGGGCTGAGGACATGCGGGAGACCGCCGACTGGATGGATCGGGTGAACGCCCAGCTCGCCGGCATCTACGCCAAGCGCAGCGGGCGCAGCCAGGAGGAGTTCGCCGAAGCCATGAAGAAGACCACCTGGTACACCGCCGACGAGGCGCTCGAGCACGGCCTCGTGGACAGCGTGGCCGAGGCCGTCCACGTGGCGGCATGCGCCACCCAGGACAAGGCGACCATCGACTCGGCGCCCGAGGGAGCGCCCATCGCCATGGTCGGCACCGTCGAAGCGTCCCGGATCCAGTTCGCCAACTGCTTTTACCGTGCGGTGGGTGACATGTCGTCGACCATCTCAGGCAACGACGGGGGCGCGGGCCCGGAGGCCACTCCGCCCATTGCGCAGGAGCGCTTCGTCGTCATCGACTCGAAACTGTACCGACAGGAAGGGGCAGAAAATGCCTAACATCGCCCAGCTGCAGGATTCCATCCGCAGCCTTGAGGGTCAGGTGGCGGCGCTCGCCGCCGACGGGAAGAACATCGAGGCCGCCGAGGCGTCCGGCCGCCTGGCCGCCACCCGCGAGCGCCTCATGGACGCCATCGCGCGCGTGAACGCCGAGAACGAGCGCCTGCGCGCCGCGGGCGCTCGGGAGGATGTCCATGCGAACGCGACCGTGGGCCGCCGCATCCTCGGCGACCGCGCCGCGTTCAAGGGGCTGGAGGACGGCTTCCGCGCCGCAGCCGCGCTCGAGAACGCCGTCGCCGGCCTCTCCACGCCGCAGATCTACAAGTACGACCTCCCGTCCCCGATCGCCCCGCCGATCGGCTTCCTCGCCACGCTGCTGAAGGGCACGACCGACGGCGACGAGCACTTCTTCCGCCATCCCGTCCTGACCAACAAGGCGGCCGGTTGGACGAGCGGCGACAAGCCCGAGTCCTCCATCGAGTGGACCAAGGCCGTCGCCAACATCGAGACCATCGCGCACTGGATCCCCATCGAGAAGCAGACGGCGCGCCGCTACTCGCAGCTCGACAGCATCGTGTCCGGCGCCCTCATGCTGGGCCTCGACCTCAAGTGCAACGAGGCGGCCCTGCGCGGCTCGAACAGCTCCGGCATCGTCGGCGTCGCGAACACCGCCGGGATCCTCACGCACGCCAAGCGCGCGGGCAAGAATCTCAAGGACACGTTCTGCGCCATGAAGCGCAAGGTCCGCGTGGCAACCGGCATCGCGCCGAACTACGTGTGCCTGTCCCCCTACGCCATCGAGGAGCTGAGCGAGGAGAAGGACTCGACCGGGCGCTACCTGTTCCCGGAGATCGCCAACGGCGGCACCATCGCCGGGCTGACGGTCGTCGAGGACGTCAACATGACGGTCGTGGCGGGCGAGGGCGAGTCGGCGAAGTCCACCGAGACCGCTCTCGTGTACTACAACGGCGGCGCCAGCTTCGACATCGCCGACCCGCAGGAGGTCACGGTCGGCCTCACGAACAGCCAGTTCATCCAGAACCAGTACACGATCCTGGCCGAGCTCACCGCCGTTCTGCGCGTCGACATGCCCGGCTGCTTCTGCTACTGCGGCGACCTCGGCGTAGAAGCGGAGGACTAGCCATGGACACGTCCGGAACCTACACGTCCGCCGAGCGCGTCGAGCGCGAAGGGCGCCTCGTCGCGTTCGCCGGTGAGACGATGACCATGGTCGAGGCGGCGCGCCGCGGCCTCGCCGTCGCCGAGGACGAGGGCGGCCGGGGCCGCAAGCCCGGTGCGAAGGCCGCCTCGAAAGCGGCGACGGCGCGCAAGGCGGTGGAGTAGGCGTGCTGCTCCTGTCGCCCGACATGACGACGAGGTGGGCCGTCTCGAACGGCCCGCTCGGCGTGCCGACCAAGGGCGCGAGCGCCACGGCGACCTGCCGCAGCGTGAGCGCCCAGGCGAGGGTGGAGGACGGCAGGGCCGTCCTCGCGGCGGCAGACGCCGCCAGGCTCATGCCGGCGTGCGGCGTGTTCGAGATCTCCTGGGATTGCGGCGTCGAGTCGTTCGCGACGCTCGTCGAGCGCGTCGGGCGGCGCTACTGCTCGGTCGATGACGTGAGGGACTACGGGGCCAAGAACAACGACGGGTTCGACGACGAGGCCCGCTATCCGGAGGACGACATCGCCCGCGCCGTGCAGCAGGCCGAGGAGGCCATCGACAAGGGCGCGCGCCGCAGCTTCTGCGAGCGCGCGGTCCGCGTCCGCCTGTCCGCCGGCCTCAACGAGCTGCCCGTCCAGGACGCGCTGTCGGTCGACTTCGGCGAGCTCGTCACCGACCGACAGGTTCGGTCCGCGTCGGCCGGCTCGGCCGTCGTGACGTATGGGGCCGAGCTCGACGCGCGGATCCGCGAGGCGGCGGTGCGCCTGGCCGCCTCGACGCTGCGCCCACGGGTCGGGGCGGAGAACGCGCGCGGGCAGAGCGTCGACGGCGTGTACACGAGCTATACGCTGGCCACCGGTGCGGACGGGTCGTGGACGGGGATACCCTACGTCGACGCCGTGATCGAGGAGCACCGTTCGCACAGGGTTGTGGTCGCGTGATCCCCGACGTCGCAGGCCCCGCCATAGCGCGCGTGCATGCCGACCTTCGCGAGTTGTTCGCCCGCATCGGCGAGCTCGCCCCCGGGGTGCCGGCGCCGCGCGTGACGCTCGACCTTCCCGCATCCGAGCCCGAGCCGCTCCACGTGTTCGCATGGGGGACGGCCCGGGACTTCGGCATCGCCGGGCTGCTGTCCGGCAACGTCTGCCGCATCACGTTCCACGTGTGGGTCACGGTCGTCGCGACCGCTTCGACCCCCGAGGATGCGGCCCGCATAGCGAACGCGTACCAGGCTGTCGCCCTGCAGGTGCCGCTCGTCGACACGCAGCTCGGCGGGGCCGTGGAGGAGATCGGCGCGCCGCAGGTCAAGGAGGCCGACGCCTGGGGCGACGCGGACGGCCGCAGGCATGCGGGATACCTGCTCGACTTCGAGGCGGCGGTGCACGTATCGGCATCGCCGGAAGCAAGGGACATCATCGAGGAGATGACGCTATGAACAAGAACTACGGAACGTTCGGCTTCGCCAAGCAGTCGGCCATCGGGACGGCGAAGCCGCCGACCATCACGGTGCAGGCGAGCTCCGACTCCGACGGCCTCGACGTGTCGACGTCGACCGAGGCCGTGAAGCTCACCAACGGCAAGCGCGACACGACGGCGGGCCGCTACATCACGGGATCCGAGGCCGGGGCGTCGCTCACGACGCTCGCGTTCGCCGACTTCCTGGGCCTCGTGCTGCTCGGCGCGCTCGGAAGCGACGAGGTGTCGGGGTCGGCCGCGCCGTACACCCACGATATCAAGATGGGGGAGTCTCTGCCCTACCTCACGTTCGCCCAGCAGGTCGGCTCCTCCGCGGCCCCGCTGCAGCAGCTGGCGGACTGCAAGGTCGATTCGCTGTCCATCTCGGCCGAGGGCACCAAGCCCCTCAGCGTCGAGGTGGCGCTCAAGGGCTGCGCGGCGACATGGCTCTCCGAGGCGAAATGGAGCGGCCCGGAGTTCGACGTCGCGAAAGGCTGGTTCCGCACCACCGACGTCCAGGTGCTGTTCTCCCTCGCCAGCGCCGAGCCCGGCGAGGTGCCGGCGAGCGTCGACCTCTCGGGCATCAGCTTCAAGGTGTCGAACTCCGTCGAGGCGTCCACGGGGATCGGCAAGGTGGCGCCGAAGCGCCAGACCGAGAAGTCGGCGACGGTCACCGCGGAGATCTCCGGCACCACCGAGTCGACTGCCCTCTACCGCGAGGTCAAGACGGGCAAGGCCGACGGGACGAGCGTGGCGTCCACCATCGTGACCGGCTCGCTGCAGGCCACGTTCAAGCACACCGTGCACGACGACTGGTCGCTCGTGGTCAAGATGGGCGCCATCCCGTGGTCGATCAACGCGATGGGCGTGTCCACCGAGGGCGGGCCGTTCGCGCTCACGCTGTCGACCGACGGCGCGATCAGCGTTGACGGCACCTCCATCGAGTTCATCCTCGTCAACGACGTGGCGTCGTACTAGGGGGGCGCGGCATGGAAGAGGCAAAGCGGATCAAGCTGGGCAACCTCGAGAACGCCTACCGCATCGTTGCCCCGGACGGTCGCGAGGCGGTCACGGTCACAACGCCGTCGATGTGGGCGCTCGCCGACGACTTCGCCGACGGCCTGCGCCTGTCGGGCAGGCATTCGGAGCTGTGGATCCTGCGCAGGATGACGTTCGCCATCCAGATGCAGGCCGCGCAGGCCGAGGGCCTGCATCCCGACGGCCCGATCACGCTCGAGCGCATCATCGAGTTCGTCAACCTGTGCAAGGTTGACAACGTCCCCGCCGAGCGCATCCACTCGGACGAGGAGCCGTCGGACCCTACGAGGGCCGCCCCGGCAGGCGCCCCGGGAGCGGCGTAGGCGACCTGGCGGCGGCCCTCTCTGGGGCGCTGCGCGCCGATCCGGCGGGGCTCGCGAGGCTTCTGCGCGAGGACCCGCGCTCGTTCGACTCCCTGTGGTACTCGGCCTTCCCGCCGCCGGCCCAGGGCTCGTGTGACATCGATGCGATCCTCCGAGGCGAGAGCTAGGAGGATCGCATCTTTTTCGCCGAATTAAAAACGCACACGATGGGCCTCGACGCGGTCAACGCGGCGCTTTACTACGTCAAGCCGGCCATCAGGGAGAAGACCGTCCCCGTTATGGAGATGGCCGCGACGTCGATCGCCGCGAGGGCGCAGGGGGCGGCGGACCCGTCCAGCCCGCACGGCTTGTGGACGGGCTGCGGCGGCCGCAGGCTGTCGCCGAGGTACAGGGCGCACAAGAAGGGCCCGTACTGGTACCGCGTCGCGGGAGCGGGAGGCGAGGTCGGGACCGCCGAGGCCATGGCCGAGTTCGCCAGGCGCCCCGTGACCCCGCAGGGCGCGGCGCTCGTCTCGGCGCTGAACGCAAAGTACGGACGCCCCGGCGGCTCTGGAGGCGGCCGCATCCTCTGGCAGGCCGCAGACGGCATGTCGGACGACATCGCGTCGAGCTTCAAGCGCGCCGTCGAGGCCGCGGCGGCCGAGGTCCAGTCACGGGCCGGGGGCGCGTGATGGCCGGCAAGGGATCCGTCAAGCTGTCGATCTACTCCACCTTCGACGACAAGGGGACGAAGCAGGCCGAGCGGGCGATAAGGGCGTTCACGAAGCAGTACGGGGAAGTGGACAAGGCCACCGGCGCGCTCCGCATCGACGACACGACGCGCAGGCTCGTGGAGCAGTCGGTCCAGGCCGACCGCGCGGCCCAGAAGTGGGCCGGCTATTCGTCCACCCTGACCAGCGTCGGATCCAGGATGACGGCCGGAATCACGCTGCCGATAGCGGCCGCGGGCGCCGCTACCATGGCGGCGGCCATCGACATAGACACGGCCCTCACGGGCGTCAAGAAGACCGTGGACGGCACCGAGGAGCAGTACGAGGCGCTCAAGCAGGCGGCGATCGACTTCTCCCAGACCAACGCCGTGCCCGCGAGCCAGATACTCGACATCCAGGCGCTGGGAGCGCAGCTCGGGTTCGCAATCGACGAGCTGGACGAGTTCGGGCGCGTCGTCTCCGGCCTCGACATCGCAACCAACATGGACGCCGAGACCGCGGCGACCGAGATGGCGCAATTCGCGAACATAACAAAGATGAGCCACGAGGAGATATCCAACTACGGAAGCGCCATCGTCGGCCTGGGCAACAACTACGCCACTACCGAGTCCGACATCTCGTCCATGGCCATGCGCATCGCCGCGTCGGGCACGCAGGTGCACATGTCCCAGGCGGACATCCTGGGCCTGGCGACGGCGCTCAGCTCCATGGGCGTCGAGGCGGAGGCCGGCGGCACGGCCATCAGCACCATCATGGCCCAAATAGACAAGGACGTCGCGCTTTCCGGCGAGGTCATGGCTGGCACGTCGGACATGGCGCAGAAGGACGCCGAGAAGGTGGTGGGAGCGCTCGAGACGTGGGCGTCGACCGCCGGCATGACGGCCGAGGAATTCTCCGCCGCCTGGAAAAACGATCCCGTTCAAGCGCTCTCCGACCTGCTGTCAAGCATGGAGAGCGCGACCGCCGAGGGCGGCAACATGTCGGTGATGCTGGAAGAGCTGGGAATCGACTCCATCAGGCAGACCGACGTGATGAAGCGCCTCGCGGGCAACTCCGAGTTCGTGGCCGACGCGGTGGCGACGGCCAACGACGAGTGGGCGAAGAACGCCGCGCTGCAGAATGAGGTGGACAACCGCAACCAGTCGCTCGCGGCGCGCCTCGAGATCGTGAAGAACCGGGCGATCGCGATGGCGGAGCAGTTCGGCGGCCCGCTCGCGGACGCGCTCCTCGACGCAGTGGAGGCGGCCGAGCCCCTGATCCGGTCGTTGGCCGACGGCGCCCAGGCGTTCGCCGACATGGACGAGGGGCAGCAGCGCGCGATCATCGGGATGGTGGCCGCGGTCGCGGCCATGGGGCCGCTCGTGTCGGTCGGAGGCAAGGTGGCGGACGTCGTCAGGGCCGGATACGGAGCGTACGGCAAGGCGACCGCGCAGCTGGCCAAGTTCTCGGCGGGCTCGAAGGGGGCGGCGGTCGCGGCGAAGGGCCTGAACGCCGCCATGACGGGGCTCGCGCGGGGGACGGTGGCCTTCGCGACGGTCGGGGCCGTGAACGAGCTGTCGAAGATCACGTACTCGCTCACGGACGCGCGCAAGGAGGCGCTCGCCTCGGTCGAAGCGCTCGGCTCCGTCGGAGACGGCATGACCTCGTTCGGCGACCGCCTGTCGGCCGCCTCGTCCATGGTGTCCGACATGAGCGCCACGCTCGCCGCATCGGGGGCGACCGTCGGCGAGGTTTCGGCGGCTATCCAGGACCACGAGGCGGCGATCACCGCCATCATCTCCGGCGCCTTGGCGGAGCAGCGCGCCCTGCGCGACGAGGAGCTCGCGTCGATCGCCGAGCACAACGCCGAGATAGAGCGCCTCGAGGGCGAGAAGGTGCAGGCGTACCAGTCGGGGATGCAGGGGCTCGCCGACTCCGCCGCCGCCGAGGAGGAGATAGGCGCCGACCGCGCGGCCCAGCTGCTCGCCACGGCGGCGGACTACCATGCCTCGTCGCTCGCCGACCTCGACGCGTACCACAGCTCGCGCCTGCAGTCGCTCAACCAGCAGTACAGTGTCGAAGGGTCGCTCAGCGAGGATGAGTACCGGGCCGCCATCCAGGCCGAGAACGCCTACTACGACGAGTCCAAGGCCAACCTCGACAAGTCGGCGGCCGACACGCGCGCCGCCGTCGCCGAGCATACCAAGGCGTCCGTGGAGCTGTCGCAGGACATGCTGGCGACGCTCGGCGAAGCGCGCGAGAAGCTCGACGGGCTGTGGCGCGATCCGTTCGGCCTGGCGTATTGGAACTCCGACGTCGGCAGCGTCGAGGCTGCCGTGCAGCAGGTGTCCGACGCGCTCAAGTCGCTCGCCACCGAGGGCAACTCCAACTTCCTGGCGCTGCAGCTGTCGGCGGCGAGCGCGGGAGACGGGATCACGGAAAGCAATGCCGTGATGATCGACACGCTGCTGTCGCAGTTCGAGGATCTTCCGCCCGAGATGGGCGACGCCGGCGACAAGGCGATGCGGGCGCTCGCCCGCGGGCTCGACGACGACCTCGGCATCGACGTGGCCAACGCCACCGCCGACGAGATCGCCGAAGCGTACCGCTCGAAGGTGGGCGTCGCCGAGGGCATCGGCGCAGACACGTCGGCGGCGTACGCAAGCGGGTTCTCGTCGAACGCCCAGGCCGCCCTCGACGCCGCAGCGGCGGTCGTCGGCTTGTCGGCCGACCAGCTGGCCCAGTTCGCCGGGACGGCGGGGCTGCAGGGCGACACAGCCGTCCGGTCGTTCGCGGACGCCATCGCGAACGGCGCTTCCATCGCGGAGGCGGCGGCCGTCGCCAACGCCTCGAGCGCGACCATCGGCCTGGGCACGGGGGACGGTTGGACGCCCGGCTCGGCCCAGGGCGGCGACTTCGCCGGAGGCGTATGGTCGACGGCCGGGCTCACGCAGGACCAGGCGGCTTTGGTCGCCCAGGCAGGCGTCGCGGGGCTCGGCTCTGCGGACGGGTCCACCCCTGGTTCGACGATGGGCGGGCAGTTCGCCGGCGGCGTTGGGAGCATGTCTGGGGAATCGCTGACCGCCGGAGCCAGCCTGGCGCAGAACGCCGACTCCGGAGCAAGCTCGGTGGACGGGTCCAGCGCCGGCGACAACTTCGCGCTCGGATTCATCGGGGCAATAGGCAGCTGGGCGCAGTCGGCGTTCGACGCCGCTTTCGGGTTCGTGTCGAGCGCGCTGGCCGGCGGCAACGCGGCGCAGCAGTCCGCCTCGCCAGCCAGGAAGACCAAGGAGATGGCGAAGTGGTACGCGCTCGGGTACACGGGCGAGCTGGAGAGGCGCGAGGGCGACGCCTACACGGCGGGATACGGGTTCGCTTCTGCATCGCTCGACGGATCGGAGGACGCCTCCGCCGCCGGCTTCGCGCTGCCGAACGTCGCGACGCGCGCCCAGGTGACCACGGCGTTAGCATCCGTGTCCCAGGCGGCGTTCGACGGGCTGACCGCCAGGGACGTGCGCAGGGCGGTCAGCGACGGCGTGTCCGAGGCGCTGTCGAAGTCGAGGACGACTGCGTTCGACGGCTCAGCTCTGTCGGAGGAGATGGCTAAGGTGCTACCTGGTGCGCTGTCAGGGGTCGGCGTCTACATAGACGGAACAGCTCTCGTCGGGAACATCGCGTCGAAGATGAACGGAAAACTCGCGCGGATCAGGGCGATGGAGGAAAGATGAGCGTTCCCCAGATCTACATCGACGGGATCGGCGGCACCTACGACGTGTTCGGGTTGCTGTTGACCGAAGGGAGCGAGCTTCCCGAAGCCGAGGTCAAGCAGTACACGATCGACATTCCCGGGGGCAACGGGTGCATCGATCTCACGGACTCGCTCGCGGATGGTCCTGTGTACGGAGACGTGGAGCAGACCCTTGTGTTCGAAGCCTTCAACGACGTCGACATCAGGTCGACGCGGTCTCGGTTGGTGAATGCACTGAGCGGGCGACTCGTCGACTACAGGATCAGTCTTGACCCGGACTACACGTACAGGGGGAGATGGATATTCGGCCCTGCTGAGTACGTGGGGAGCACGTTCGCGCGTTTCACGGTGAGGACGAGGACCGAGCCCTACAAGCTCAAGGAGACCCGCACCTATCGCGTGAACGCCGCCGGCGGCATCGTCGTGACGTTGGAGAGCGGGCGCATGCCGGTGTGCCCGGTGTTCGAGTTCGCGAGCGAGACGATCGTCTCAATGGGCGGCGTGCGCGCCAGGATGCAGCCCGGCTCCTACAAGATCAACGACCTGTGGCTGAGCGAAGGGCGAAACGAGGTCTACATCAACAGCTATCTCGGGGACGGGAACGTGACCGTCGAGAGGTACCTGCAGGACACCGTGGCGGCCCATCGCGACCAGCGCGCCTCAGACCTCATGTGGGAGGGCGTGCGCGGCGCCGCCGTCTCGGTCGCCGAATGGGCCGACGACACGGTGGAGGCCCATAAAGCCGAGCGGGTGCTTGAGGCGGAGTTCTCCGTGGACGCCTCGTCTGAAAAATTCTCCGTATACGTGCAGTACGACTGGAAGGACCTCTAGGCTATGTTCGACGAATTCAAGCGGGCTATCGACACGACGTTCGGCGAGTGGATCGAGAAGTACAACGGGTTGATCGACAAGCTCGACGGGCTGCCGATACCGACGGCGTTCGGCAGCAACACCACCATGAGCTATCTGAAGTTCGCAAACGGCAAGATATTCATGTGGGGCCGCATCGACTGCGGCACGAAGTACCCGTGCACGGACGAGAGCGGCAACGGGTACTGCTCGGCAACGGTCGACATGTCGTTCCCCGTTCCGCTCGTCAAGGACACGCCCACCGTCATACCCTACGTCCAGGCGTACCCGTGGAGCAACGTCTGGTTCCTGTCCCGCACCGTGACCTACACCGGGATGAACGGGTTCTTCTACTCGCAGTCGATGGACAAGAACGCGAACAACAAGAAGATCATCCACCTGCTCGTCGTCGGCGATTGGAAATAGCCCCATGTGGCGCGTCTTCTACGGCCCGGACGTCATATACGACCCGCGCGACCCAGAACTGACCCTGACGGGGATGGAGGGCGCGGCCGCGCTCACCGAGGCCGGCGAGTTCTCGTTCACGATGCCGCCCGCGCACCCCTTCAGCGGGCGCATAGAATGCCTGCAGAAAGACGTGGAGATCGTCGTCGAGCAGGACGGCGAGACGGTGTTCTGCGGGCGCGCGATGGTCGAGGCGCCCGATTTCCTGGGCAACGTCACCTACACCTGCGAGGGCGAGCGGGCTTACCTCAACGACATCGTCCTGCCCGCCTACTCCACGGTCGACAAAGAAGGCTTCGAAAAAGCTCCCGCCCAGGTCGACGCGCTGTTCAACTGGTACGTCGCCGAGTACAACTCGCGCGTGTCCCCTCGACATCGCTTCATCGTCGGCGTCAACGAGGGAGCGCAGCTCGATCCCAACAACCACCTGCTGCGCGAGTCCTCCCAGCGCCCGACCGTCTGGGCCGAGATGAGGGAGAAGCTGATCGACAAGCTGGGGGGCTGGGTTCGCGTGCGCCACGAGGGCGGCATGCGCCGCATCGACTGGCTCGCCGACGGCGGCAAGGCGTGCGCGCAGAGGATCGAGTTCGGGGTGAACCTCATGGACTACGCCCGCGAGCGCAACTACCTGGAGTACTGCACCAAGATCGTCCCCGTCGGCGAGGACGACGACGGCAACGAGGTCACGATATCCTCCCTCCCGGACGGCGCGCTGCAGGAGGGCTACGAGAAGCGCGGCGACGGCGTCGTGTCGATCGAAGGGGAGCGCAAGTACGGCATCGTCGAGAAGGTCGTGGAGTTCGACGACGCTTCCACGCCCGCTTACTTGCTGAGCGCCGGAACGCGCAACCTCGTCAACCGCCGCGTCGGCGACACCCTGGAGATAAGGGCGGTCGACCTTCACCAGGTCGATCCGTCCGTAGAGCGCATAACGCTCGGCAGCTACGTGCGGGCCACCTCGAAGCCCCACGGGCTCGACGAGTACTTCCTGTGCTTCCGCATCCCGTTCAACCCCGGGGAGCCGGGAGGGTGCGCCTACACCCTCGGCAACACCTACGACACTCTGACGGGAAAGCAGTCCTCGAAGCTCGCCGCGCTCAACGGGTCGATCAACAAGACGTACGAGGCGATGGCCCCTATCGACCAGGCGGCGAAGGACGCGGCCAAAGCGGCCCAAGCCGCCAAGGACAGGGCCGACGCCGCCCAGGGCTCGGCGGACGCCGCCAAGGAGGCCGCCGACAAGGCGAAGGCCGAGGCCGACAAAGCCGCGGCCGATGCGATCCAGGCGGCGAAGGACGCGCTCGAAGCGAAGCGCGAGGCCGACGGCGCGACGGCCAAGGTGGAGATCGTCGAGACGGACGTGACGGCGGTCAAGCAGGCGGTCGCGGCAGCGCAGGGCGCGGCGGACGCGGCGGGCGAGGCGGCCGGCAGCGCGGCGGCCAAGGCCGATGCGGCCAACAAGGCGGCAACCGACGCGAAGTCGGAGGCCGCAAGCGCCCTCGCCGACGCGGGCGGCGCCATCGCCACCGCCGAGGCGGCCCAGGCCGAAGCCGCCAACGCCAAGGCCGACGCCGCCGAGGCGCGCGCCGAGATCGCCGGGCAGATCAAGACCGTGACCGACACCATGGCCGCCGATTACAGCCGCAAGACCGACCTCACGCAGACCGAGGCCAAGCTGGTCTCGGAGATCGAGCGCAGCGCGGCGGGCATCACGTCCACCGTGGCTGAGACGTACGCCAAGAAGACCGACCTCACGACCGTCGAATCCGGCCTGCAGACGCAGATCACGCAGAACGCGGGGGCCATCGAGTCCACGGCGAAGTCCGTCGCCAAGGCGGACACCAAGGCCAACGACGCCGCCGAGAAGGCCGCGGCGGCCGGAACCGCGGCGTCCAAGGCGCAGGCCGACGCCGCGGCCGCCAAGTCCAACGCGACGGCCGCCCAGACGGCGGCCGACGCGGCCGCGAAGAACCTCGCCGTCGCCGAAGCCAACCTCGACACGGTGACCGCGCACGTAGGCGCGACGGAAGCCGACGTCAAGGCCGCCGAGGCCGCGGTGGCCGCCGCGAAGAGCGCCGCAGACGCCGCCCAGAGCGCCGCCACGACGGCCAAGGCCAACGCGGAGACGGCTCAGGCGACGGCCGATGCGGCCAAGACTGCGGCAACCAACGCTCAGAAGGCGGCCGACGCGCTCGGCACGAGGGTCGCGGCCGCCGAGACGAAGATCACCCAGACGAGCGAGCAGATCAAGCTGGCTGCGACGAAGGCGGAAGTGGCGACAACCCTCGGCGGCTACTACACCAGCGCGCAGACCGACGCCGCCATCAAGGTGCGGGCGGACGCCATCACCTCCACGGTGTCGAGCGTCAAGGCGACGGCGGATGCGGCGAAGAAGAAAGTTGTGCATGCGACGTCGGGCACGAGCGGGACGGCGGGCATCCTCCTCCTTGCCGAGATATCGGTCAGAAGCGCGTACGCGAACACGCCTATCGCCGTCGCGGTGTCCCAGCGCGGCCGCCAGCCCTCGACCGCGTACATCGAGTTCTCGAGCGCAAACTCCACCGACCCTGGCGTGTCGAAGTTCGAGCACGACGGGGATTCGACGTTCTATCTTGGCAAGGCGTCCTCGGGGGTTTGGAATTTGTACTGCCCGAAGACGGAGGCTTACGACACCGCGACGGTCACCGGGTGCGACGTGGACGAGTACCTCACGTCGAGGATCGCCATCGCGTGGAAGACGACGCAGGTAGCAGCGGTTGCGAACCTGCCGTCCGGCTACCTGACGGCGAAAAAGCTCGTTAGCAAAGAGCCCGCCGACGCGATCGCCACGAAAGCCGAGCTGAAGATCGAGAGCGACCGTATAACGTCGAACGTCAGCGAGACGTCCGGGCTGAAGACTCGCGTGTCCACCGTGGAGCAGACGGCGAGCGGCCTGTCCGTGAGCCTGGGAAACACCGACAAGGCGGCGGCCGCGGCGAAGACGGCCGCCGACGCCGCCAAATCGACCGCCGACGCGGCAAGCGCTAAAGCAGCTGCGGCGGCGGGCGACGCGACCGCCGCGAAGAACAGCGCCGCAGGCGCGGCCGCGACGGCCAACGCCGCCAGCACCGCAGCGGGGACGGCCAAGACCGCGGCCGACGCCGCGAGCGCCAGGGCCGCGACGGCCTCAAGCGACGCCTCCGCAGCCAAGACCGCGGCGGGCACGGCGGCCACGACGGCCAACGCGGCCAAGACGGCCGCCGACACCGCCAAGTCCACGGCCGACACGGCGAAGGCCAACGCCGCCACGGCCCAGTCTGCAGCCGACGCCGCCAAGACGGCGGCGGACGCTGCCGCCAAGACGGCCACGAACTACATGGAGTACACGTCCTCCGGCCTGGACGTGGGCAACAAGGCGTCGGGCAAGTGGGCGGGGTTCCGCTCGCGCATGGCTGCTGGTGCGTTTCAGATCCTCGACGCGGCGGGCACGATCGTAGCGAGCTACGGCGCGAGCGTCGTCGAGATCGGGCGCAACGCCAAGACCGCCGTGGTCAAGCTGTGCGGCGGCATCGGCGAGATAGCCGGCTCGGTCGGCGCGACGCGCGACCTCCTCAAGGTCTCGTCGAACGGCGACCTGTGGATCAAGGGCTACGGCGTGACCGTCGAGGGCGACCACCTCGAGCTCGTCGGGGGGAGCAGCGCGACCCTCAACGGCCGCAGCGTGCCGGGCATGGAGTCCTCGGGCGGGTACTGGGGGCTGGTGGCCCCCGACGGCAGCGCATCGGCCTACGTCCGCACGACCTCGTCGGGCATCATCCCGTACCAGTCCGGCGGCGCGTCGTCGATCGGCACGGCGGGCTGGCCGTTCAACAGCATCTACGGCAAGGCCGTCTACGTCGACGGCGTGTCGCTCGCCAGCACCGTGTCCGACTCGGGGTGGGTGTGGCTGAAAGGCCCGTCCGGCACCGACAAGCAGGGCGTCAAGTACCGCCTCAAGGCGGGCGTGGTGTACCTGGTCGCCGACCTCGGCGGGGACAGCGGGATAACCGTCGCGAGCGGCGGAACCTCGCTCGGGACGCTGCCGGCTGGCTACCGGCCGGCGTCGACGGTCCTTGCGGCGTGCACGGGCAAGGGCAACAACCTGGGCCAGCTGCGCGTCACCCCCGCGGGGGCCGTGACCGCGTTCCTGTTCGGCTCCAGCAGCGCCTACTTCGCGGCGTCGCTGACCTACCCGGTGGGATGAGAGGGGGTGATGGATTGGACCCGTGCATGGAGCACTCGGCGCACGAGAGGGCGATACGGACGCACGACGGGCGGCTCGACGCCCACGGCGACGAGATAGACGGCCTGCGGGAGTGCGTCGTGAGGCTCACCGCCCTGCAGGAGCAGCACACGGCGTGGCAGGAGGCCGCCGACGAGCGCATATCCGCGCTCGAGGCGGCGCCTGCGAAACGCTGGGAGCACGTCACCGACTACGTCCTTACGGCGGTCGTGGGCATCGCGATCGGCATCGTCGCGACGCATTTCGGCATCGGCATGTAGGCAAACAAACATCTAGAAGGAGAATCGAAAATGAGCAAGGAAAAGGTAAAGGCGATCGCGACCCTGGGCGTCGCGCTGCTCGCGCTGGCGCTCGTGTTCGCCATCGCGTTCGGCATGGTCGACGCCGACGCGCTCACGGGGGCCGTGGCGGCGGTGCTCGCCATCGGCACGACCATCGTCGCCTGGTGGCGCAACAACAACGTGACGCAGGCCGCGCAGGACGCCCAGCAGGTGCTCGACGGCCTCAAGAAAGGGAAGGAGTAGCCGTGGAGGCGCGGGAGATGTGCGTGGAGGAGGCCGTGCGGGTGGCGTGGCCCGACGCCGAGGCCGCCGAGGCGTGCCCGGTGGCCGAGATGACTTTGGGAGAGGCTATGGCGCTGGTCGGGGAAGGGGAGGGCGATGGCGATTAGGGTGCTCGACCCCCGGTGGTCGCCGAACCGCAACGCCGGGGGCAACTCGCGCTCCGGCATCACGGTCCACCATGCCGCCGGCACGAGCTTCGAGGCGATCGGGTCGACGTTTCAAGATACATCCCGCCAGACGAGCGCCCACTGGGGCGTCGGCCCCGGCTACGCCCAGCAGTACGTCGCCGAGGGAGACATAGCCTGGCACACGGGCAACGCGCGTGGAAACCGCGAGACCGTCGGCGTCGAGTGCCTCAACTCGGGCGGCGAGGGCGCAGGTTGGCCCGTTGCCGAGGAGACGGTGGACGCGCTCTGCGAGCTGGCCGCGGCGATCGCCGCGCGCAACGGCATGGGCGAGCTGGAGGCGGGGCGAAACCTGTTCGGCCACCGCGACTGGTCGGCGACGGCATGCCCGGGCGTGCTCTACGCGCGCCTGGCCGAGATAGCGGAGCGCGCCAACGCGATCAACCGAGGCGAAAACGAAGAATACGGCAACAACGACGATAGCGAGGAAACCATGCAGTGCATCATCCAGCCCAACGGGCAGAACAAGCTGTGCTACTTCGACGGCCAGAAGATCCACTACCTGGCCCACATGGACCAGGTCACGGCCCTCAACATGACCTACCGCGCCTGCCACGGGCGCGACATCCCGTGCTTCGCGCTCGGCACGCCCGAGGCCCCCTACGCCGGGCGGCTCCTGCAGGCGCTCAACGAAGACGACCCCAACTTCGCGTCGTTCTAAGAGGGTTAGCTTGGGGCCGCTCTGCATCGGCTCGCGTAGCGCAAAAAAAGAGGGGAAGCGGTCATCGCGGCTTGCTTCCCCTCTTTTTCGTCGTCGCGCCCTTTCGCTATTTCGACCGCTTCGCCATGTCCTCGCGGATCAGCCGGCGGACGTAGGCGGCCTTGCCCTCGTCGATGCCGTCGAGCCATTCGATGATGTCGCGGTCGGCGGGGAAGAGCTTCACCTGCAGGTTGACTGTGTTCTCGGACTTGTACTTGACGTTCGCTCGCCGCTGCGCCTCGCTCTCCATGGGGTTAGCCCCGCTCTTCCGCGTCGAAGTCTGCCTGCCCGTATTCCTTGTACTTCACGACGTCGGCGTCCACCGTGTAGCCGTCGTCGTCAACGACGCTGCGGCACAGCTCGCATGCCATGTACTTCTTCCTGACCGCTTCCGGCCCGGAAGCGCCGCGCTCGTCGAGCCAGTCCTGCCGCACGTCTACCTCGTCGAAGAACGTGCGCGCCTCATCCTCGCTGTCGAACCCGCGCACGTCGCGCTCGCTCTGGTCGTCCCATTGGACGCCGGCGCGCTCGATGGCGTACTGCTCCACGGTGTACTCGCTCAT